CCATTGTTGCCGGGCTTTGTGGGGCTTTCTTTTCATCACCTTGCGGGCTATCTCTGATCCTTCAAGGGCTTCGGCTACGGTTAGGGCATCTCTGCGGCTGATCGGCATTACTCCGCGCTCACTATGGTTACTTATGAGTATTACCATTCCGTAATACGGCTACTGCGTAAAATATTACCCAACGGACGATATAGCGTCCTCTGCTAACTCTCCAGGGATCCGCCGATGAGATACGGGATCGTATGTCGGCGATAACCAGCGAGATGGCCACCGGACTAAGAAGATATAGGTAGTTTATCTGCAAATATTCAAGTGTTACGGAACGATCGCGTAGGTGTCGCGGAGGTTTGGGGATGACTGAAGAAGCATTTCTCTATTTGTTAGTCGGATTGCATGGTTTCACCGTCTTACTTTTGCTATTCTTGGCCTCTCGCGGCACAGGGTTACTGCTCCAGCTGTTTGAACAGTTAGACGGCATGATTGCAGAGGCGATAACGAAACTAATCAATGAAGGATCTATCGACATTGAACCGCCGAACCCCATACAAAGCCTAATTGCTCAGATCATGCAACAGAAAGTCAGCGAGATGACCCCCAGGGACGACGCGGGGCAGTTCGTCGAGATCAAAGCGAAGGATTAGTGCAGAATTTACACTAAGTAACAATTTATATTAACCACTTTCAGTTTCAGTTTCAGTATGGCGAAGCGGAAGGGCAAGCAAAAGCGCCGATCGCCAAGGTACAAGTCTCTTTTCGCAATGGGGGTCGCCTACGGCAACCTCTCAATTTTGACCCAAGGAATTCTCGGGACAAGCCCTTACGGCGCGATCGTTTCCGGCGCGGACACATACGACAGTTCCGGCGCGATGACTACCGGATCCGAAGCGGTGTCCCTAGGCGATATACTGCATAACCCCTCTCAGGCGTTCGCATCGATGAACACTAACATATCAGCATCAGCAGCCTCTATGATGATCCAGGCAATAACCTTCAACGCGGGTGCTAAGATCTTTCGCAAGGTAATGTCGAAACCCTTCAGAGAAGCAAACAAGGTCATTCGCCCCTTGGGTCTTGGCGTTCAATTATGAGGTGAGATTATCGCAACTAATACTGTCGTCGGATCTCTCACTTGCTCAGACGGTACAACCATTCCCTTGAAAACTGAAATTGCCGAGGGGACTGAATCAAATTTGGGGACAGACCTTGCATATACCGTAACGAGTCAGAATGTAGGAGATTACAAGCCGGGCGGGGTAGTTACCGCCGGTTCAGTAACTTGTGATAACGGGGTTGCTTACTGCTACATTCTCTCGCAGGGTCTTGTTGCGGCTCTGATCCCTTGCGGGGTCAAGGGAGCCGTCCAAGATGTACCCGCACTATGCAAGCCGTACAGACTCCAAGCTGGGGATATTGTCCGGGTGATGAACAACACCGCCGCAGATCGTGAGGCTTCACTTTCAGTTTATACCGCGTCCGGTAAATCAAGAATCTTTGTCGTTACTCCATCTGGTGCAGCGACTAACTCCTTTGTGGATCTGCAAACGGGAAATAGCATAGGCGACACACTCCAGAATGAAAAAATCGTCCGGTGGAGCGGGTCGTCGGTTGATGGCTCCAAGATCGAAACCAATGGGTTCTATGTGATAGATCAACTAGGAAATGTCGTCGGCGCATGTCCGGCAACTGATCCGTCAGTCAATCAACCGCAGATGAGCGCGGCTTACAATGTCGGAATAAATCTCAACTATAACGCGCAATTCTTGACTAATGCCTAGCCGTGATCGTATGCCGAAGATGACCAAGGCCCAAGCCCGCAAGAGAATACTTGAAGCCGGGGCTAAGATGGATAAAGTCGCCTTTGAAGCGGCGAAATACATAACCCCCGGTCAAAGGGCTAAACTCATCAAAATGAGCGACGAATGTATCAAGATGAATAATCAAATCTTAGGATCGACTCGGTGATTAAATGGCTACCGTTCAAACTATCCTTCAAGGACAGGGTGTAGGGCAGCAGATCGGCGGGGTATCTGCTGCCGCACAAGAGCGAGTCAATGAATCAATCGCCAGGCAGCAGCAGAACGGCGGGGGTAACGGTACGGGAAGTCAAAGCGGATCCACAATCGCAGGGGTTCAGACTGTGGGCATGGACGATTGGTCGAGTTTTGCTTGGTTGATCTTGGGGTTGATGTAATGCCTCTCCCCGATGCTCCAGCTGTAAGTCCTAGAGTGTATAGGATTCTCAAGACCCGCACGTTGTCGGCAGAGGCTCCAAACAGCCTAACTCAATCCGATATAGCCGATGTAGGCGAGCCAATCACCGTTGAGCAATTGAACGAGGACGAGTTAAGGCGCTTGGTCTTGGTCAATCTCGCTCGTTTGACCGTCAAACAAGAATGGGATGGACTCTTAGGGTGAGATCTTGCCGCTTCCCGACGCTGAAAGACGCTCAGACCGTGTTTATACTCTGCTCCAAAATACCGACCTAGAAAATCTAGCCTTCGCCACGATCCAGGCAACCGGCGAACCGATCAGTATTGAAGAAATGAGCGAGGACGAGTTAAGGCGCTTGGTCTTGGTCAATCTCGCTAGGCTTTCCGTTAAGGGTGAATGGTCGGGGTTGCTATCGGCAGGGAGTAGCGGCGGGGGTTCTGCGTACATCGGCGACATCATGAAAGCGGGGGATGATACATTCAACGCGGACGCTTGCATAACCTATGGAGGATCCACGATCTCCGCCGCCACGCTAGGTACTAATTATGTAATGTGCTATCCTTTCATCTGCCCGAAAAGCGGCGATCTCCAGGATCTCCAAGTTAGGGTCAATGCCTCTGCTTCTAACACGCTCCGAGTCGGGATCTATGAAAACCACGCGACCAACTACCCGACGGATCAGATCGGCGGCGATACTGATTTTGATTGCTCATCAACCGGAATCAAGACATCCTCTCCAGCTAGCACGATCACGCTAGTTCAAGGTACAACCTATTGGCTATGTTATGTTTGGACTTCAAATTATGGCGCGGCATCGCCTACCATGTGGATCAATTCGGGAAGTCATATCGGTTGGAATCAAAGCATCGATCAAGCACCGAAGGGAAGCCTCATCGACGAGGGTTATTCAAACGATCTCCCCGCTACTATGAGTACGAGTGGATATGATACGGCCGTAAGCAAAAAACTCATGTGTGGCTTGAATTGGGCGTGATCGTCGATGCCGAAGCCAAAACCTACGCAGGTTATACGCCATGAAATTGTTTTCGGCAGATCTCAAATGGATTTGCTAGAACCCGCGCTCTATGCCTACACGGCCCGGAACGCATCCAGGGCGTGGTTTAACCTCACCTCGGATATGAGTAGTGTGGTTGTAACTATAATTCTCTATGAGTGGATAACCAATAAATCAACCGGGATCCTAGACGCGATCGACGATACCGCAGATTCGGCTTACTCTTGGATGATCCGAGGTTGGAACAATTACCGATCATCGCCCGAATATCAAGAACAGTACCAAGATAGGGCGCACTCAGTCGGCGGGGGCTTGCAGAATCTATGGGACAACATCATTTCTTCTCTATCGGGGGCCGATATTGCCCGATGGGCGGAAGAACGAGAGGGGCAATAAACAGCCTAAAACCGTCGCCGCAAGTGTGGGGTAAAAGGCTTACTTTGGGGTTTTCTTGCGCCTTAGAAGGCCGGTTATCCATTGAAAGGGCCGTTTTTTTTTCATCCGTTCAACCTCGTCTTCAAAATCATTGGCGCGTCGCACCCAAAATTCAACCCTCGCTTGCAGTTTTAAGAGTTCTTCATGTAACTGTTGAGGACTAGCCACCGCCATATTAGGATATATCAGATTGCCCATTTGATCGCTGACCTTGACGGTAGTTGAAGTACCAAAATAAATAATCGCATCAGACACCCAGGCACTCCGCCCCCGATGAGCCACGCCATGTTTCGGGACTGATTCGATGAGAGAATAGGCGGCGGGGGTCAATCTGAAAGAGTGAGTAGCACCGGCCGGGCGGCGCTCCACGATCCCGTCTTTAATCGCCATTGATCCGACCTCGGAAGGAGTGAAGGTTACGAGAGGAGGCGGGGCAAATATCCAACTCACGGATCAATTGAACCTCGCTCCAGCTAAACACCGACCAAGACTCGCCGCAAAGACGGCATTCAATCCTCATCTAGCCCATCCCCATCGAAATCGAAATTACAGAATAGAGTCAAAGTCGGTTGAATGGTTGCCTCTAGAACCGCCTCTGAGAGTTCGATAGGTATAGCGGATCTCTGCCTTGATCCGGTCATGTCTTGCGACTTGCGCCCCGGAACCCAATTAGGATCGGGGGCGATAGTAGGAAGGTTAGACCATAGGTAGTACGGCCCGAAGTGGTGCGAGTATTTGCCTAGAAGGGGCGTTAGATAGGGAATGGCTCCCCTTACATTCTCTATGCAGTAAAAACGGGGTTTGAGATGATTGATTAGATCGCAGACTTTCTCAACCTCGGTCATATCCGGCTCAAAACCGGCGGGTAGTAATTTTCTTGTCCAAGGCTGATCCAGGCGGCTAAACTCGGTACAAGGGAACGATGCCCATAGTAACTCAATGCGTTCATCAGCGAGCAGATTGAATGCCCATGATGCGTCTTGAATGATCGTGTCGGGTACATCATCAAACTGAGCATCGTTATCAATCCGAATAACTCTCCAACCGTCATCTAGGCGGAACGCCTCGGACGCGCCGCCCGTACCCGAATAGAGATCCAAGCAGACCTTGAGGCTAGATGAGGACATTCAACGCCCTCCTCGATCCTCAAGGGCCATCCATCGAAGCGCTGCGATCGCGCCCTTGACTTGATTCTGACCACTTAGCCCCATCTCTTTCGCTATCCATTGTTGCCGGGCTTTGTGGGGCTTTCTTTTCATCACCTTGCGGGCTATCTCTGATCCTTCAAGGGCTTCGGCTACGGTTAGGGCATCTCTGCGGCTGATCG